TAATCCAGCGGCTTCGCATCGGGGCCAAAGTCCTCAAAGAACGTTTCCAGAGGAACCGCATCGTCACCAAACACGGCTTTTGCCTTCCCGATCACTGCGGCACGCTCCTGCAGCACCTGCTCGTCCGATAGGCCGTTCATAGGCTGGCTGATAAAAAGCCTCTTGCTCATCACTTATGCTCCTCTCACTTTTGTCAGCCCGGCCCGCTGGATGATGCCCGCGTAGTCTTTGTAGGCCACGCTGAGGTCTGCACCCTTGGCGATGCCGGGGATCTTGCCGCTACTGGTGTACTGCCACATGCCGAAGGCCCAGCCGGGAGCGGGCTTCTCGGCGCGGTAGGCCGCCAGCCATACGTCGTAGGGCTTGAGGGCCGTGCCGCCCATGTAAAGGTTGTTCTGCCCGAAGTACAGGCCGGTGTAGAGCATGGCGTACACGCCCCAGCTCTCCACCACGCTCAGGCAGTGGGCCACAATGTCGGTCAGGGCAGACTTGCTCAAGGCCTCCTGCAGCTTGTCCTCAATGTCCACAGCCACCGGCAGCTGGAACGTTCTGCCGCCCAGCGCCTGCTTGAACAGGGCCAGCTCCCTGTCGGCCTGTGCCTTGGTGGTGGCCTTGAAGTAGCCATACACGCCCACCGGGATGTCCAGGCGCTGGCACTCGGCGTAGTTGCGGGCGAAATAGGGGTCGATGTAGGGCTTGCTGGGTTTGCCCTCTTTGCTGTTGCCCATGGCCCGGATCATCACGCCGGAAACAAGGCCGCTTGCCTTGACCTTGTCCCAGTCAATGCGGCCCTGCCAGCGGGAAACGTCAAGTATGGTTCTGGACATTGCTCTGCACCTCCTTTGCAGTATTCAAAGTGCCTCCCACATAAACTCGCCAACTCGTACCGGTGTCATCATTGGGCCAAATCGTGACATGCTTTCCACTGCAGATTGGCCATGCATGGAAATGTCGAATCCCATATGCTGTGCAGGGATGATGCGGTAGCTCGTCCATGGTCATGGTATGCACATGGTAATGCTGCGGGTCTTTCTGATACTCAGCTCTCTGTAGGGCAACAGCTTCCTGCACGATCTTGTTAAGCCCTGCCTGGTCATACTCCATTTTGAAAGTTCCGCTCTCGAGCAGCTCGTCCAATGTGCCCTCCAGGGTCGTGTCACCCAGTGTGATGCGCACCTTCAGGTCATCCATTGCTCTGCGCCTCCTTACTGTGTGATTTCCTCAAACTCGCTCTTGACGAGAATCGCCTTGACCTTCTCCTTCAGCAAGCGGGGGCAGCGCTCATACAGAGCCTTTGCCTCCTCCATAGTCTCAGCAGACATAATTTCCTGTGCCCATAACATAGCCATCATAAGTACCATCCTTTCGATTTTTTGTGTGATTTTACGCATAGACAGTCTCGCTCATTTCCAGCAAGCACTGCTTCAGCATTTCGTTTTCGTTTTTCAGCGCTTCCAGCGTCTCCGGCAGCTTGTCCAGCGCCTCCTGCCGCTGCTGGGCTTCCCTATGGGCCTTTTCCTGTGCAGCCAGCTCTTCGGCGGTCGGTGGCTGAGGAACTTCCCCGTATTCATACACCTCATACTCCGCCCCGCATAGCCGGATGCCCCAGTAAGCTTCTCCGGGCTGTGCATTTTGGTTGTGTGCGTTCACAGCAGCCTCGATCGCGCTGTAATCTGCCGGGGTGCCGTCGGTCTCGGTCGGCATCGTGTACCCGGGGCGGATCGTTGTTTCTTCCATTTTGAAATCTCCTCTCTGGGTGCTCAGTCAATATAATTAAATTCCGCGCCCCAGAATGTAACCGTTCTCACCAGCGTGTTCAGCGGCAGCACGATGCAGGGGCGCAGACCGTGCGAGTCCTCTCTGTAGCCTGCATTGCAGAAACTTCCGTCCGCATAAAACGCGTACATATAGTTGCCGTTGTGGGTTCGTTTGGAGCGTGTCCAGTATTCGTCGCCTGCTTTTCGCTTGTCGGTGGCAGCAGTTGTATAGTCGAAGTAGTCCAGCTTTGCACCCTCCTGCGCCATCAGGCCATCTATGCCCTGCCAGGTGTAAATACCCATCTCGACCGCGGAAAGCAGAAAGCACTTTCTCGAAAGGCCGTTTGAGCCGGAGGAAACATTGGCCGAACTGTAATCCGACTGCTTCACGTAGGGCAGATGCACGGTCATCAGGCGGTTTGCCACACTGGACTTGATATTTCCGCCCGGGTAGTTGACGCACCAGTTGTCCAGTGCCCATCCTTCGTAGCCGTAGATGTAATTGTTACTGATGGAAGTGGATGCCGCAATGTCTGTTCTCCAGAGCCATGCACCGTTGGCCGTGCTGTCGTACAACCCGCCGCCCGGAACGCCCTTATGGATCAGCTTATACCAGTAGGTCTTGTTGCCGCTTGGGTCTGAGATGCCAAATTCAGTCCCCAATGCAAAGGAACTGATGGGATTGCCGCCGTCATAGAACTTCTTGGCTACGCCGTCCACGCCGATATAGCCCTTGTGCACCTGCCTTGCGGTACCGCCCACGCCGATGTAGATCTTGGAGACCGATTTGGCACTTCCGCCGATTCCGGTATAAATCGCCATGTTCTCTCCTCCTTATACGTACACCAGCAGGATAGAGCCGGTTGCAAGGCTGCTTCCCGCACCGGGGTCACTGGTTTGGGATGTGATGTTGGTGACCCCGAGCCAGCTTTTCAGCACATCCTTGGAAACATCTTTGATCTTCGTACCGTCATCCGTATAACCGGCAATGTGCGTCAGATTCGACGTATTAAGGCCGTCGCCCGCATAGCCGACTTGGATTGTTCTGGATGAACTATTATAGTCGGTTATGCCGGTTGTTTTTGTGGAGGTCTCTGCATTACCATCCAGCGAACCAATGAATTTTTTGGCCCTGACATTTGCAAAAGCGCCGCTTCCTCGACCGTCATTAAACCGATACTCATCAATGGTGTTGTCTCGGTATCCCCAGTAGACTGTGTTGTTTTCTGGAATGCCAACAAAATTCACTTCATTCTTGTTCTCGAACTCCAATTTCGAGTGGTTATGCGCACTCGGTGGAAACGTCTCCGGCTTATCCGTCACGGAATTCCAGTCGGTCTTGATGCTCTTGAACTTGTCGCCCACGGTCTTTGCGTCTGCCGGTGCATCGGGCACGGACAGGGTCTTATCCGTGCCTGCCCGTGTCCCGGCAAGCGCTGCGGCATCCTCTGCGGCCTTCTGCGCCTTTTCTGCTGCCTGACGGCTGGTGGATGCCTCACCCGCACTGGTGGATGCATCCCCGGCCTTGGTGGCGGCGGTGGACGCGCTCCCCGCAGCGGCGGTGGCCTGCTGGGCGGCAGTGTTTGCCGCAGCGGTGGCCGTCCTGGTGGAGGCCGCCACGTCGTTCAAGGCTGTGGTGCGGGCCCGTGTGATGTCCTGCAAGGCGGTGGTGTGCTCCGTCTCCGTGTCCTGCAGGGCCCGCTTGGCGGCGGTCTCACTGGTCTTGGCGTTCTTCTCGCTGGCGGCGGACTTGGTCTCGCTGCTCTTGGCTGCGTCAGCGCTGGCTTTGGCGTTTGTCTCACTCGTCTTTGCCGCATTCTCACTGGCCTTGGCATTGGTCTCCGACGTTTTTGCGTTGGTCTCGCTGGTCTTGGCTCTTACCGCACTCGCTTCGGCCTCCTTGGCCTTTGTGGTGCAGGTGGCCACACTTGAATCCATGCTGTCAGCACTTGCCTTCGCCTTGTCCGCGCTGGCTTTCGCGTTGGTTTCGGATGTTTTTGCGTTTGTCTCGCTGGTCTTGGCCGCGTTCATGCTCTCCAGCGCCTGCTTGGCGTACTTCGTCACCTCGGCCACGAACTGTTCATAGATGCTCGGCGTAATGTTCTCGGTGGTCGTGTCGGTGTCGATGGTGTCATAGCAGGTGTACTTGCCGGGCTTGGTCATGGCAATGTAGCCGCTGTCGTTGATGGCCAGCAGCATCCAGGTGCCCTCTTTTTCCAGTGTCCACCGCCGGTCTACCAGTGCGCTGTTGTTCTCGTCCAGGATCTGCGGGTCCGGCAGGGTGCCGCTCAGCCGCTTCACATGCAGCGAGATGGTGCACGCCTTCCACTCCTCCGGCACTTCAAAGTGCAGCCGGTCCACCTTGGCGCTCCGCACACCGCCCAGATACAGCGTCTCAATGTTTGCCCGGAACGTCGAACCGTTGTCCTGCAGCTTTCTGATCTTGATATCCAGTTGGCTCACAGTTTCACTCCCTTCCTGCCCCTATCCTATCACGCCCCGCCGGGTGCAACTACCCCGGACATACAAAAAAAAGGGAGACCGTTCGGGGTGAACGGTCTCCCTTTCTTCTAAGCAGGGCTCCCCCAAAAAGAGCAGCAACGTGAACTTGGCTCCCCTACTAGGGGAGCTGTCACGCAAAGCGTGACTGAGAGGTTCACCTCACCCCTGCCCACTCATCCTTGCTGTTTTTTGCCTGTTCCTCCTTCTTTGCCGCGTCCTTCACCCACTGGGCAAAGTTCTTTTCCTCATACATAGCCGTCCCGTCCTCTTTGGTCAGGCTCGTCAGCAGCTTCTCCAGCTTCTCCCGGTCGTGGTCGTTGCCCGCCAGATACTCTTCCTTCACCGCCGCCGTGATCTTCGTCTTGATGCTGCCGTCCTCCTTGCCCGCCGTCCGCAGCCGCCGGATCTCATCCTGCACGTCGCTGGTCCTGCCGGTGTCCACCGCTTCAGTCAGGTCATCGTACACGCTGCCCTCGGTGCCGCCCTTGTACAGCTCCTCGGCCTTGCTTTCAATGGCTTCGGTCACAAGGTCGATCACCCATGTCCGCTTTTCCGCGTCAGCTTTCACACCCTCCCGGATGCCCAGGGTCTCGTACATTTCCCGCACAAGCTGCTTTGTCAGCTCCTGGCGCTGGCTGTCTTTTCCCTCGTTCCGGGCCTGTGCAGCCTGCTCCACCTCCGGGCTGTATTTCTTCAGCCGGTTCTTCAGCTGGCTGGCAATGGTCTTTTCGTCCTTGCCCATGGCTTCCAGCTTCGCCATAGCACCGCTGGCGTTGTCCGTGTCCCCCTCGGCAATGGCGTTGTACAGCCGGTCATACTGCCCGGTGGCGCTCGTCGGGGTCGAGCTGAACGAAAAGCCGCTTCCGCTTGCAATGCCTCGTGCATCTTCCACATAGGCATCAAAGGCATCCAGCATTTTCCGGGCGTTCCCCATAGGCACACCCGCAATTTCAAACCCGTACTGCATCAGGTTAACGCCTGCCTTTCGCAGTTTCTGGTGATACGCTTCCAGCTGTTCCTCCGTCATGTCACCGGTGTCCTGCCGGACAAGGCTGGAAAACTTCGTTACTGCTGCAAAAAGATCATTCACAGCGCTGATGTTGGTTGCACTCACCACATCGTAATCCGTACCGTTCACTGCATTTCCCACAGCGCTGTACAGCTCGCTGCCATACAGGAAGTTGCCCGCAAAGCTTTCCGTGTACAGATTCAGGAATCGCTTACTCACGCTGGCTGCGGTCACATCTCCGTTCTCGTCCTGCTCTCTGTCCCACCGGTGCAGCAGGAAGTCCGCACCGATCTTCATCAGTGCAAACACAGCAGTCTGGGTGATCTGGCTCACAATGGCCCGGTTCAGGTTCTTTCCGGCCCGCTTCACTTCTTCTGCCGTCTCGCTGCTGTGTGCAGCCTTGTCCCGTGCCTTCTGGGCGTTGTAGTCCATCACCGCATCGGCCATAATGCCGTAGTTCTGGAAACGCTGGGTCGTGAACATGGTCAGGGTCTTGGTCATTTGATCCGGATTTCGCTGGATTCCCGCCCGCTGCATGGTGGTGTAGTTGGGCTGGGTCTCCTCAATGACCCGCTGATACATCTTGTTCACGGCTTCCCAGTAGGCTTCGCTTCCTTTCGTGGCTGCACCCTCTGCAAACTCATTGGTATGGTGCTCCACATACCGCTTGGAGCCTTCCCACAGTGCCGCCACCGTGATCTCGTCCATGCTGTTGATCCAGCCGGTCACCCACTTTGGCAGCTTGTCCATGGCCTTTTCTGCCGCGCCCTGGCTCACGCCAATGCTGGCAAGCTCACCGCGCTGGCTTCCCCGCAGTCGGTATCGCAGCAGCACATCCCCATGCTGGGCAATTTCCTGTTCCAGCGCTGCCCGCTGCTTGCCGGAGAGGTTCTTCACAAACGGCACCACCGCCGCCATGGTATCCGCACCCAGTACCGCGCCCGCCGTTGGCAGAGATGCTGCCTGGGCAATGGCCACGCCCGGGTTCAGCGTCAGGATCGCGCCCGCATAGTTGCCGCGCAACCTGTCCAGCACTTTGGTCATTGTGGTCGAGCGCTTTCTTTGCGTGGTCTGCAGGTCGGTCAGCAGGTCATCGATGTAGTTCGTCGCGCTCTGGCCCCACTGCTCTTTCAGGATACCATTTTTCAGCATCTTGATGCCGTCCTCGGTCTCAATGCTACTGTTCAGCACCTTCTGCACATCCCGGATGGGTGCCGCCAGTCCGGCGTAGGCTGCCGTGTCCCGCAGGCTCCGCTGCACCACGCTGCTGCACTCCTCCAGCAGGATGGGCATCTGGCTCTTGACACGGTTCTTCAGGAAGCCCCGGCCCTCAATGGTGGCATCCAGTTTCACGCCCTCGATCTGGGTCGCCAGCGCCGTCTTGTCCACCGCAATGGGGTAATAGTTTTTCACGGTGGCCCGCTGGTAACCCAGCAGCTTCATGCTTGTCTCGTTGATCAGGTTCGTGGTGTAGCTGCCGAAGAAATTCTTCATGTCCTCGCACCAGGCCCGGTCGTAGTCGGTCATGGCCTTCTCCACGGCCTGGATCACGGTGTCGGCCATGGGGTTTCCCGCGCTGTCCTTCAGCATCCCGATCTTCACGGTCTGGCCTTTCTGGTAAGCCTTCTCAATGTCGCCCCTGTTGTACTCCTCCGCATCCGGGATCGTCAGGCCACCGTTCAGCAGGTGCTCCCGGCTGTCGGCGTTCTGCAGGTGCATGTACAGGCTGCACAGCTGGGCGTGGGTCAACGGTGCAGCCCGACCCTTGCTGTCCTTCAGGCCAATGTCCACCAGCTCCGCGCCCGGACCGGCGAATTTTTCCATCTGTCTCAGGTTCGCCTTGCCCGTCACATTGTCAAAGAGCTTCGTTCCCTCCACAGTGATCCGGGTCTGTTCCCGCTGGCCGTCATTCAGCATGGTGCCCAGCTTCTCCATCTGGCTGTTCTTTGCGTAGCCGCCCAGCATCCGGAACACACGGCCAGCCCCCAGCATGTCCAGGTTGTACCTGGTCAGGGCGCTCCGCAGCTTTCCATCGTTGCCCTTGCTCTGGCGCACCTCTGCAGCCGCCTCGTTGGCGATCTTGTCCACCGCTTCGGCTTTCTGCAAGCTCAGGGTCTTGTTTGCCGTCCGGATTACATGCAGTGTGCTGGTGGTAATGGCTTTCAGCATCCGCATCTGGTCCACCGTCATGGGCAGATAGGTGCGGTTCTCGGTCTCCCGGATCCGCTTTCTCAGCCGATCACGCAGCATCTCGGCCTTTTCGCTGTCCGGCAGTGCCTCGGCCTCTGTCAGCTGCTGGTTCAGCCGGTCAAGCTGGGCCTGCTTGCTGGCATTCAGGTCAGTCTGCAGCGCGTCGATGAGCTCCGGCACCTTGCTCAGCTTCCAGTCCTCGCTGATGCCGTTGGAGCTGTTCTCGGCTCCCATCGACTGCATGATGCTGGTGCGCAGGGCCGTCAGCCGGGCCACGGCGTGGTCGTTCAGCAGGGTCATATCCGCCAGCTTTGCCACCTCTGCCGCCTGCTGGATCAGGTGGGGCTGCACATACCGGTCCTTGCTGGGCCGCAGGATCATCTGGTTCAGCTGGGCAGCATTGGCCCGGATGCCCCGCCGCAGCTCATCCTTCTGCCGGCCGTCCCGGGCTTTCTGTACCCGCTTCTCAGCCAGCTTCTTGGCAATGGCAATGTCCTCGTCCCGCTGCTGCCGGGTCACTTCAATTGCAATCGCATTCCGCTGGGCCTGCTTTTCCTGCCACGCCTGTGCCTTGCGCTGATTTTCTTCCTCCCATTCCAGCAGTTCGTTTTCCTGATGGATCAGCTGCCACTCTGCCGAATCGGCCCGTTTCTGTTCGCCGGCAACCTCATAGGAAAGTGCCTGATTCTCCCGTTTCAGCTGCCTGATCTCAAGCTTTGCCTCATCCAGCATCTGCTGCCGTTCCTCTCGCAGGCGCTTTTTCTCTGCTTTCAGTTCCCGTTCGTACTTTTCCTTCAGCACATCCA